CTCATTGTAAATGATGACTTTTTTGTCCTTTACCATTTCATCACGCCCTCAAAAATTCTTCGTAGTGGTCCATCAGGCCCACGTATGCGTCCAGCATGGAAGCCATGCCGTCTATCCTCATCTTCGGCTGCTGCGCCTTAATCGGCACGATATTTCCGTTTCGGTCTGTCATAATCCCCGTGTTGGTCAGGCACCACTTCAGAATCGGGTTATTATTGTAATTGATTTTCTTTGCTTTCAGGTCGGCGCCCATCTGCTGCATCGGCAGGGACAGGGTTTTCGCCCCCTGAATGCAGCGGACCATCGGAAAGCCGTACTGCTTCATCTCATCGACCCAGTATCGGGCGCTGTAGCTGTCGTAATATATCCACAGAGGAGTAATGCCGTAGTCATTCAGCATTTCGTTGAACCATGCCGTAATGTCGCTGTAGCGTATCGTGTTCCCCGCGCAGAGCCGCAGCAGGCCGCGGTCCTTCCATATATCGTAGGGGATTTTGTCCTTGTGGACGCGCTCGTGGAAGCTTTCCTGTGGCAACCAGTACATCTGCGTCACATACCGCTTTTCGGTTTCCTTATCCACAAAGAGCAGGGTAGCGCAGGTAAGGTCGGTCGTAATGGACAGGTCGGCCCCGCCGATAGCGTAGCAGTTCCGGAATCGCTCCAGGTCGAAGGTTTCCGGGTTGTCGATGTCGTCGAAGGTGAGCCACGCCTGCGCCGCGTTCTGCCGGATGTTGAAGTCTTTACAGAGGATCCCCGGCAAGTCGGCAGCGCTGCTCTTGGCCCGCTCAACCTTCCGCTGCAGGTCGTCCGGCTTCTTAATCGCCCCCAACCCCGGGTTGGCCTTCGGCCAGGCATCCGGGTCGCCCCATTCCTTCGCGCTGTCCAGCTCGTAGAGGACCGGCAGAAAACTGTCATCCTTTACCACGCCGTCAAGGACGTTGCAGGCGTAGGAATACATGTCGTCGTAAATACATTCCCTCACGGTCCCCGCCGTCGTAATCATCAGGAGCAGGGGCTGCCGCCGGGCGCTCTGGGACTGCTTCATCACCTCATAGAGGTTCCGGTCCCTCACGCCGTGCAGCTCGTCCATGACGACGAGCGAAGCGTTCAAGCCGTCCAGCGTATCCGAATTGCGTCCCAGCGGCTGAAACTTTGCCATCAGCGCGTCGCAGTACATGTCCTGCTTCCGCTTTCGGATGTACCGCGAAAGCTCGGGGCTCTGCTTCACCATGTTCCGCGCCTCATCGAACAGGAGTTTTGCCTGCGCGTATTTCGTCGCGGTGGAGTATATCTCCGCCCCCGGCTCATTGTCCGCTATCATGCAGTACAGCGCGATGCCTGCGGCCATTGTGGACTTGCCGTTCTTCCTGCCCACAAGGAACAGACTTTCCCGGTACTTCCGCAGGCCGGTTTCAGCGTCCACAAAGCCGAATAGAGCGGCGATAAACGCCTTCTGGAACAGCCCCAGCTCCACGGTATGCCCGGCCCACTCGCCTTTTGAGTTCCGACAGAACCGTTCGATAAACTCTATCGGCCGGTTTGCCTTCTCCTCATCGAAAATGTATCGCCCCGCCTGGTGCTCAATCTCATGGCCCAGCTTCTCATAGAGCCTCTGGACCTTCCGGGAGACGACGTATTTCCCGGCGCGGATGCCGTCCCGGTATTCCAGAATCGGATTCATCAGGCGCTCTTGCCTTTCTTCAGAAACTCTGCCAGCTCATCCTTTGCTTCCGGTTTCGCCGCGGGCGGGAGAAGGTCAATCAGCTGCTTGTTTAGCAACGCAAAGCGCTGAATCGTGGTGTTGTACGCCTGCATGGCGGGATTCTGCTTCGGCCCGGCATGACCTTCCACTACAGCGCCGTTTTTCCGGATTCCCGCCTTCAGTTTGGAAAGCGTCGCGTCCATGAACGTCATTTCCTGCATCAGCTTTTCCGCGATAGGTTTTCGGTCATCATCGATAATGGTTATTAGTTTTCTGATTTTTGCCATTGCCATAAAAATCACTCCTAAAATATTCCAGCGTTCTATAAATGCGAATGATTCCCATTTGCATATAAAAAACTCATGGAGAGGAAATTTGAACTGCACCCACCGGTCTATTAATGCGCTAAAGTGTTAATGCACCCGGGGGGTGTCTTGACAAGATTTCCGTTTGCGTCAAACTTCAGTCCGTCCGCACATGCGCCGCTTCCGAAATGTTCCCGGTTGTGGCAGACTTCACACAGTGCTTCCAGGTTATCCCAGTTCAGCGTCACGTTCGGGTCGTTGATGTTCTGTGGTGTAATGTACTGCTTGTGGTGAGCTATCGTTGCCAGATGCCCGCACCGCTCGCAGGTCCAGTTCTTGGAACAGAGGAATGCGTACCTGCACTTCTCCCATGTCCTGGACTTATAGAATCGTTCAGCATATGGTTTCATTTCAGTGACGCCCACAGCTTCAGCGTACCCAGCATACTGTCAACAGCGTTCGACAGTCGCGCCGCTTCGCTCGCTCCCGGGTCGTACCACAGCTGAAGGATGAACTTTGCCGCCTGCTTGGCGAGCTGATAGCCAGGCGCTGTATCGTCTTCCCATCTGCTGCCTGTGGTTACTTCCAGATAATCCGGCAGACTGTCCAGCATGGACTGAATGATGGTATCGTTTTCCGTGCCGTCCAGCCTCAGCGCGTCCCGCGCCTCATCTATCGTAAGTAATGCCATGATAATCACTCCTAACAAAAAGGGGCTGCGATAAGCGCAACCCCTCATCTGCATTATGTTCAGGCTTCCGCCGCGGCCAGTTTGGCAAATGCTTCGGGAATAATCGGCTTGCCGTCGCCCACTGCCATCGCCCGGTAGTCAATCAGGCCCTGCTTGAAGCTGGATTCTCTGGATACTTCCAGCAGAATGTCCTGCGACAGATTGACGCCGTAATACTGGAAGTTGCCGTACAGGATGGTGTCAGCGGGAATGTAGTCGTCCACTACTACCTGATGGCCCAGCATACGCCCGGCTCCGCCGTCAATGGGGTTCGTGAAGATAGGCCGGCCGGTCGTGTCTTCCACAGCCATGAGGCGGTTGAACAGGGTCGCGTTGCTGCACGCGAACACCGCACCCGCGGAGTACCCGGCCTTCAGCAGGGAAGCCAGCTTCAGCACGTCGGCATACTTCAGACCGCCCGCCGCATAGGTCGCGCTGTTGGTCGTGTCCCACGTCACACCCGGCAGAATCCCCAGCGCCTGTCCGGAACCTGTGCCGGAGAATACTCCAGCGTTCAGCGCCGCGCCGATGGTCCTGGTAAGCTCGGTAGACAGGTAGGATTCAAATGCCGGGACGGAAATGGTGTTCGCTGCCACGCTCAGGGAGAACACCTTCAGCAGCTCGTAGGCGTTAAAGGTTACGTTGGTCGGCGTCTTGGCAGACGGTTCGACGGAAGCGCCCTCGGAGTGCCATTCCGCCGCGTCTTCCGGGGTCGCAACAGGCACGGACAGATTGGCGGGAACCCGGAATTGCCGGACGAAATTCAGGATGTTCCCCTGCGTCGCAGCCTTCTTCACGACTTCGTTCAGAGTCTGCGTCGGGATGACTGCCGTGTTGGTCCCGGTTGTCAGAGCCGCTCTGCGCTCGGTGACGGCCTGCTCCTGCGCGCGGCTGAATACGTTCCGGTCTGCGTCGGTCATCGGCTTGCCGAGCATCTTTTTGTAAAACGCGGTCCGGTATTCCGCAGAGGAGAAGATGTCGTCGTCGCGCTTCTCTTCCTTGTGGGAATAGTTCTTCCCGGTAATCGGGTTGAAGCCGGTCAGCTTCCCCTGTGCCGCGGAACGGGCTTCCAGATTGTCCTTCGCCATCTTCAGTCCGTCCAGCTCAATGTTCAGAGCGGTAATATCAGCGTTCGGGTCCTTGTCAATAAGCTCCCCGATTTCCGCCGCGCGCTTTTCGATGTCCTCGGCGGTTGCGGTGCGGTAATGGTTGAACGCTGCGTCTTTATCTTTAAAAGTCATAATGAAATACCTCTTTTCAAAATTTGATGAATTTTGATTTTTGCCGCCCGGTAAGCGGATAAACTGCCGTCTATTCTGCTTCGGGCTTCTACGCTCGTCTGCTGATAAGCGGGGTACGGCACGACCGACACTTCCAGAATCTTGTCAATCCGGTTGATCGTTCGCGTGTTGGTTTTCGGGTCGTATGCGTCGCCGCCTGCCGGCACCGTGAACGCAAAACTCATTCCCGATAAATCCCCACGCTGAACAGCCTGATAGACTTCCTTTGCCGCCTCGGTATCCGGAAGCTCTGCTGTTACGCCCAGCCCTGCCGGGCTGATTGATAGCTGCATCGTCTTAGGAACCCTTGCAAGCGGAACCTTTGTCGTGTCGTGACCGTAAAATAAATGAACATCGGACAGGTCGGCACCTTCCAGCGCCCCGGCCCGGATGATCTCTGTGTAATCTCCCAGCGGGTCGTGAATCAGAGCGGGCGTATCAAATACGACCGCCAGGCCTGTCAGGGTCATGCTGTCTTGGGCTGCACGGATTTCAAAGAATCTATTTTCCTTCATTGGAGTTTCCCCCTAACTGATAGTTGTTTGCTTTCGTCGCGTCCACAACGTTCAAGGTCTGGAGGCGCTTTTTGCCTTCCTCGCCGCCGATCGGCCGCATGTTCAAAATTTCACGGGCTTCATCGACAGTGAAGAGGCCGTAGGGAATGCTTTCCTTCAATGTGGAAATGCGGGTTCCGTAGCTCGCGTATTCCATCGAATC